GTCCGGCACAGGTACAGTCAATGGCATTACCCTGACTGGTACAGTTACAAGTACAGGTAGCTTGACCCTTGGTGGCACGCTGTCTAATGTCAACCTGACATCTCAGGTTACAGGTACGCTGCCTATCGCTAACGGCGGTACAGGTACAACATCCACAACTTTTGTCAATCTGGCTACCAACGTAACTGGCACGCTTCCAGCAGCCAACGGTGGTACAGGTATAACTTCTCTGGGGTCAGGCGTTGCTACATTTTTAGGCACGCCATCCAGTGCTAACTTAGCGGCTGCGGTAACAGACGAAACCGGCTCTGGCTCCTTGGTCTTTGCTACCAGCCCCACATTGGTAACGCCTATTCTGGGCACACCACAGTCTGGCAACTTCAGCTCTGGCGCATTTACTTGGCCAACATTCAACCAGAACACAACTGGAACTGCGGCTGGTTTGTCATCTATTCTTGCTATTGCAAGTGGTGGTACAGGCACCGCTACTCCTAATTTGACTGCGGGTTCTGGTGTATCTATTACAGGTACTTGGCCTAACCAAACAATTTCTGCCACGGGTTCTGGCGGCACAATTACCAGCGTTACAGGTACAGCTCCAGTTGTTTCTTCTGGTGGTTCTACTCCCGCGATCAGCATGGCTGCGGCCACTGCCAGCGCTAACGGGTATATGACCAGCACATACGCATCTAAGTTAGATGGTATTGCCGCAGGTGCTACAAACGTCACGAACACCAATCAGCTGACCAATGGCGCAGCATTTATTACGTTGGCCAGTTTGTCGGGCACAGCCCCCGTGTCTTATTCAAGCGGTGTTATCAGCATGGCTGCGGCCACTGCCAGCGTCAACGGTTACATGACAAGCACCTACGCTGCTAAGCTGGACGGTATTGCAGCAGGCGCAACGAACGTTACCAACACAAACCAACTGACTAACGGTGCTGGGTTTATCACTGGTTCAGGCAACACGACCGGTAGCGCAGGCTCGGTTGCAACTACCAATTTCAGCATCGTAGAGTCTGGTGGTAAATTGCTGTTTAAATACGGCGGCACTACCATTGCAAGCATGGACAGCAGCGGTAACTTGACAACTGTAGCAAACGCAACTGCTTACGGCACACCATAAGGAACACACATGACACTGCCATCATCCGGCCCATTGAGCCTGTCAGACATTCAAGGTGAGTTTGGAGGTTCTAATCCAATTGGCATGAACGAGTACTACGCAGGTGGTGGCTTGGTTCCGTCTGGAACTTCGGGTACGTATGGCGCTGTGCCAACAAGCGGCCAAATCAGTGTGCAGAATTTTTACGGCACATCTAACTTTGTACCAATTTATATTGAAGAAGTGTTTAGTACGTGGCTTTATCAAGGTAACGGTTCTACACAGACAATCACTAACGGGATAAATGTATCTGGTAGCGGTGGTTTGGTTTGGATTAAAGGTAGAAACGGTAGCGCTGCACCAGACCATTTACTTTATGACACAAATAGGGGCGTTACAAACGCGCTCATAACAAACTCATCTGCCAGTACTTATACAAACGCCAACACACTTACGGCTTTCACAAGCAGCGGTTTTTCTATTGGAAGTTATATTTACGTAAACGGCCCACCATCAAACCCACCATTTCCAGATCAATTTGTCTCATGGACATTTCGCAAGCAGCCAAAGTTCTTTGACATTGTGACCTATACGGGGGATGGCTCATATACTCGTTCAATTTCGCACTCTCTTGGATCAACCCCGGGTTGTGTGATTATTAAACGTACAAATGGTACAGGTGATTGGTATGTGTGGCATAGGTCTATAGATCCAACATATACACTTTATTTAAATGGCACTAATGCGTCATCTCCTATAGGTGTAAATTGGTCGCCCTCATCTACAACATTTACCGCAACAACTCAAAATACTACAAACAATTCAGGATATACCTACGTTGCATATTTGTTTGCCCATAATGCTGGAGGTTTTGGCGCAACTGGTTCGGACAACGTAATTACTTGTGGGTCTTATGTAGGAAATAACACGCCGGGTAATACGGTAACACTTGGCTATGAACCCCAATTGGTGCTTATTAAGAATGCTTCAGATTTCGGTACAGAGTGGATTCTTGAAGATGTCATGCGGCAAATGGATCGTACCAATAGTAACTTTTTATCTCCAAATTCAAGTGCAGCCGAATCATCTGCGGGTATGGCAACAATTGTTCCAACTGCAACGGGATTTTTTCTCAATAATAGTGGTGGTGGAGATTTTAATTACGGTGGCTCAACTTACATTTACATAGCAATCCGCCTTGGCCCAATGAAAGTACCTACGGTCGGAACAAGTGTTTTTGCTCCTGTTTATCAGGCGGGTGGCGGTACGGTGACTACAAATTTCCGTGCTGACATGACCATTACCAAAGACGTTGCCGTTGCTGCTGTTGGCGATAATTTTGTTTGGGACAGACTACGTGGGTCAGCTGACGGGTCACTACAGGCGAACAATTTAAAAACAAATAGCGCCTCTTCAGAGTCTTCGGGAAGCTTTTCAGCGGCAGTAATGAACGTAAGTAACGTTGCTGTTAAAGATTCCTTTTACGGTTCGGGCTACAACATTATTTATTGGAATTTCCAGCGTGCTCCCGGTTTTATGGATGTTGTGTGCTATACAGGTACTGGAAGTGCTACCACAGTCCCCCACAATTTAGGAGCGGTTCCTCAATGGATAATCGTTAAGCGTAGAAGTGGAACAGAAGGTGGGTTTGGGGTAGGGGACTGGTACGTTTATTCCTCAGCGCTAGGTAACGATTATTTTGTAGCCCTTAATGGTGCAGATTCAAAGTCCAACAGCGGTCTTTGGAATTACACTTCTCCAACGTCCTCTGTTTTTTCAGTTGGCACATTTTTTACAAACTATTCGGGTGATAAGTACGTTGCATACCTTTTTGCCACGGTTGCAGGGGTCAGTAAGGTGGGTAGTTATACAGGTACCGGAGCAGCCAGAACTATTGACTGTGGTTTTACAACAGGCGCAAGATTTGTGTTAATTAGGCAAACAGCAAATGGCGGGGGGTCTTGGTACCTTTGGGATTCTGCGCGCGGTATTAGTTCCAGCAATGATCCATATATTCTTTTGAATTCTGCAGGGGCGCAAGTAAGTGGTACAAACTACGTTGATACCGCAAGCGTTGGCTTTCAAATCACATCCGCAGCAACGGCTGCCGACATTAACACTTTATATGCTCCGTACATCTTCTTAGCAATCGCATAAAGGAACATCATGGAAATCAGAGTTCGTTCAACTGGCGCAGTAATGTTTTGGAATGAGTTCCGTGACTTGCTGTTGTCTCAAAATCCTTCAGAGCTAATCACAGTTGCGCCACAGACTGAAGCGTGGATCAATGCCCACGGCGCTGACATTGTGTATGAAGGTGCGCAAGCCACCGGCGGTACGGTGTATCAGTACTCAATGCGTCAAGGCGTTGAACAAATTGGCGACAAGTGGCATACCAAGTATGTGCTCGGCCCTATCTTTATTGATACCCCTGCCATAGAAGACCGACCCGCAAGAACGGCTGCGGAAAACGAGGTTTTATACAAAGCAGCAATGGATGCAGAACAAGCGGCTAATGTGCGTCAGCAACGTAATCGTCGCCTTGCAGCTTTAGACTGGACACAGGGTAAAGACATTCCTGACAGCATCAGTTCATCTGCGGCGTTTGTTCGTCAAGGTCTGCGTGATGTGCCAAATCAGGAAGGTTTCCCTTGGGCAGTTGTCTGGCCTGACGCTACTGAGTAACCATGCGCGATTGGGCTGACATTCTTGTGATTGCAGCCTGTATTGTCACCTTCATTGTGTGGGGGACAGCAACGATTTTTTGGATGTGGGGATGAAATGGCTGTTGATGCTCTTTCTCGTAGTTTTGCCGGGAGCAGCCAGCCAAGACAGGAAAACTGAATACCGCTGTGTGCGGTGGGCTTGGACGGGTGATGTTTATAACCGTAAGGTGGTTTGCCTACAGTGGGAAAAGGTTGAGCGCAAATGATTCCTATAGATCCGATAACGGCACTTGAAGGGCTGCAAACTGCAATCAGTGTCGTTAAGAAAGCTAGTAGAGTCGCTAGTGATCTAGCGGGATTGGCTCCATCCATTGCGAAGCTTTTTGACGCAAAGAGCACTGCGACCAAGGCCATGCTTCAGGCCAAGCGTACAGGTGGTAAATCCAACCTTGGCGCGGCGCTTCAGATTGAGATGGCTTTGGATGAAGCCAAGCGGTTTGAGGAACAGCTAAAAATGCTTTTTATGCAGGCTGGCCGTATTGACGTATGGAATGCAGCCAAGGCCCGGCAAGCTGAGATGGACAGAGATGATGCCAAAGAGATGGCCGCTTTGCATGCTGAAGAAAAGAAACGCAAAGAAGACGAGCAAGAGCAGATGGCATGGGCTATAGGCATTGTGGTAATTGTGATGTTCTTGGGCGCTGTTGGTTGGGGAATCAGTGAAATCTCTGAGCTGTGCGCCAAAACAAGGTGTGGTCGGTGAATGAGTACCAAAAACAGTTTGACCTCTTCCTCAAGGTCTTCGTGCGTATGTGCGTGGCTTGGTGGGTGCTTGGGTTTCTCCGTTTCCTGCCTGACAATCTGTCAGACAAAATCGTTAATAAATTACTTGGAATGTTAGGACTGTAATGCTTTCACTATTTTCAACCCTTGGTGGTTTGCTGATTTCAGGTTTGCCTAAACTGCTGGAATATTTCCAGAACAAGTCTGACCAAGCCCATGAGCTTGCACTTGCCCGTGTACAGGCAGACAAAGAACTTCAGATGCTGGCGCAGGGCTTTGCCTCCCAGCAAAAAATTGAAGAGTTGCGCACGGATCAGATTTCCATGCAGACAGATGCCCAGATGACGGTAGCTGCGTATGACCATGACAAAGCTGTTTTGGCTAGAGCCGCTGGCTGGGTTTCAAGCTATGTCGGCACTGTTCGCCCCACGGTTACCTACATTTTCATCCTAGAACTGTGCGCCATCAACGCTTGGCTGGCCTACTTTGTTTATTCACACCCCGGCTTAGTTGTTACCATTGATGACTTGGTGCGTGTTGCCGACATCATCTTCTCAAGCGACGAGATGGCGATGCTTGGCGGTATCATTGGTTTTTGGTTTGGTTCACGTAGCTGGGCTAAGAAATGAAACTGAGCGAAGCTGGCGCTAAATTGATGCACCAGTACGAGGGGTACAGGAACAAACCATACCTGTGCCCTGCTCATATCTGGACAATTGGCTACGGCCACGTGCTGTACCAAGATCAGATCAAACTGCCTGTGATCCGTGTGAATGGTTACACAGGTATGCTGCGTAGTGAGTACCCATTGAAACCGGAGGATAACCGTGCTTGGTCAAAAGAAGAGATCATTAGACTATTCGAAGATGACGTCGGCCCTACTGAACGCGGTGTTCTTAGACTTGCTCCCCCTCTATCTAGTCGTCAAGGGGCTTTCGATGCGTGCGTCAGTTTTGCCTTCAATGCCGGACTGGGCGGTTTTCAGCGGTCTTCTATTCGGATGAAGATAAACCGTGGTGATTGGGAAGGTGCAGCCGATGCACTATTGCTGTATTGCATGGGTGGTGGCAAAATACTTGCAGGGCTAAAAAAGCGCAGGGACGCTGAAAAAGCACTGTTTCTATCCTAGGACTGCCGATGCCATTACAAAAAATCCTGTTTAAGCCGGGCGTCAACCGGGAAAACACTCGCTATACCAACGAAGGCGGTTGGTACGAGTGCGACAAAGTCCGTTTTCGCCAAGGCACACCAGAAGTAATTGGTGGCTGGGTCCGCATTTCCTCCAATTTATTCTTAGGGGTTTGCCGTTCTTTGTGGAATTGGGTAACCCTTGGTGCATTGAATTTGCTGGGTGTTGGCACAAACCTGAAGTTTTACATCGAGAGGGGTGGTGCGTATTACGACATTACCCCGATCCGCGCAACAAGCACCATTAATAACAACCCTTTCACCCTGACTGCCTCAACCACTGTCACGGTCCACGATACGGCGCATGGCTGTGTCACAGGGGATTTTGTGACATTTAGTGGGGCGGTGGATATTGGTGGCGTTGGAACCAACGTTACGGCCAGTGTATTGAACCAAGAGTTTCAGTTGACGGTGGTCAACGTTGACTACTACACCATCACTATTTCAGTGACGCCAAATGCGACAGCTATTGCTGCATCCCCCGGAGGCGGCGCATCCGTAGTGGCAACTTACCAACTAAATGTAGGCCCTGCAAACGCGGTTCCTTTGGTAGGCTGGGGCGCAGGCGGTTGGGGCGCTGGTCCTTGGGGCACGGGCGATACCTCTTTGGTCTCGATGCGTCTTTGGAATCAGATGAACTACGGCCAGAACCTAGTCTTTGGACCTCGTGGCGAGGGGATTTATTACTGGGACGCGGACCTCGGACTTACGACGCGGGGCGTATTGCTGTCCAGCCTTGGCGGCACTGTGACGTTTACAAGCGCCAGCCCAACAGTGGTCACTTTGACTACGCCGCTGACGGAAGGTGCTGCTGTTCAGTTTGCAGCCTCAGGGTCTTTGCCTTCTGGTATTTCTGCTGCAACCACGTATTACGCATATCAGGTTAGTGGCTTGACTTGTAACTTGACAGATGCAAACGGTAATCTAATCAATACTGCGTCTACGGGGACTGGGGTGTATATCTCCGAATTGGTGGATGTGCCTTTGTTCCAAGATTGTTTGACAGTTTCTGATACGTCACGTTTCATCATTGCTTTTGGCACAAACAACTACGGGGAAGTTGTCAAGGACCCCATGCTGATCCGTTGGTCAGATCAGGATGATCCATACAACTGGACACCTACTGCAACCAACCAAGCCGGCAGCATTCGCTTGTCTCATGGATCACAGATCATTACGACCGTTCAGACCCGCCAAGAGATTGTGGTTATTACGGATTCGTCTGTGTATTCATTGCAGTATTTGGGCCCCCCATATGTATGGGGCAGCCAGCTGTTAGGTGACAACATTTCAATTGCAAGTCCAAATGCAGCCATCATCGCTTCTGGTGTGGTGTATTGGATGGGCGTAGACAAGTTCTATGCATATGATGGTCGTATACAGACGCTTAATTGTGACCTGCGTAAGTTTGTGTTCCAAGACTTGAACCAAAATCAATCACAGCAGATTTTTGCTGGAACAAATGAAGGTTTTAACGAGGTTTGGTGGTTCTATCCATCTGGCAACTCTACAACGATTAATCGTTATGTGGTGTTCAACTACGTAGAGAATGCTTGGTATTACGGCACGATGGCACGAACAGCGTGGCTTGACTCTGGCTTGCGCGGTTACCCGATGGCCGCCACTTACCAAGAGGGCACTACAGGCAACATCGTGTATCACGAAAACGGTTTGAATGACCGCGCAACGGGGACCACGGCTGCTATTGACGCCTATATTTCATCGTCTGAATTTGACATTGGCGATGGCCATAACTTTGGTTTTATCTGGCGCATGTTGCCTGATTTGACATTTGGCAATTCATCAAATGCACCAAATGGTGATGTGCCAAAGTTGACTTTGACTTTGTATGGCATGGCCAACTCTGGTTCTGGTGCAACAAGTGCGGCGGCTGCAAATGTATCGAGCAGCGCAACATATGTGATCACAGAAGAATTTACTGGCGAGCTGTTCACACGTTTGCGTGGCCGTCAGATGATCTTTAAAGTGGGCTCAAACCAGATTAATACGGCATGGCAGTTAGGTGCACCTCGTATTGATATCCGTCAAGACGGTAGACGCTGATGGCGACGCCTAATCGCATCATTAACCCCGCGCCTCCTAGTTTGCCGCTAGGCCCAGAGCAGTATGAGCGTCGGTATCAGGATCAGTTTGCAAACGTCTTGCGTTTGTATTTCAACCAACTGCGTAATTCTCTAGCTGAGCTGCTTGGGCCAACGGGGGGTAAATACGTTAGCTTCCCGCACATTTCTGCCTCTAGCAACCTTGACCAATACGCTATAGGCGACGACACCCCAACTAAGGTAGGTTGGACTTCAGCAGAAACAATTGAGGGTTTTACGCTGTACCCCACGGGCTACGCCTCAAATGATTTCGCGGGCGTGTACAAGATTGATTACGGCCTCCAGCTTGCCAACAACGATAACGCCATTCATTTCGCAACCGTCTGGCTTCGTGTCAACGGCGATGATGTGCCTTTGTCTGGCGTAAAGTTTACACTTCCTGCGCGTAAGAGTGCTGGCGAGCCTTTTGAATTGCTGGCGTTTTCAAGCATTGTTTTCCCAGTAAATGCCCAAGACAGAATTGAGCTTTGGTGGGCGACTGACCAAGCCGCCGTTAGTGGTGGGGCATCAGGTGTCTATATTGAAGCTGCGCCAGCAGCTACTTCTCCTTACGCACGGCCATCCATCCCATCAGCAATCGGGTCTATAACATTTGTGTCGGCGCTACCAACATAATACAATTGAACAAACACCTTTCCCCAAGGAACTGACATGGCCACAGCACCCCAACCAGCCGCAAATCCTTTTGCCGATCCACAAACCACAGCGGTCTATGACCAGATGCGTCAATCCGTGTCTCCAAAGGAGTTTGGCGACGAAGTTTTGGCGGGTGCTGAGCAGGTTGATCCGCAGGCCGTTGCTCAATTTAAGGCCACGTTAGACCAAATTCAGTTGCCTCCTGAGGCTTTGGACTTGCTCAACAATATGGTTGATGAGATTCTGGCCAACCCTGACAAGTACGCCGAGATCCGTGCCAAGTACAAGGAGATGGGGGCTCCTGACGAAATCTTGCCAGAGCAGTTTGATGCGCACTTCTTTGCTGCCCTGAATATGGCGGTTGATCAGATGATCGGCGCACCTTCTGGTGAGCAGGCTTTTGCCAAGGGCGGTATTGCAGAACTGACTCCTGTGTCCAAGGCTATTTCAAGCTATGGCCGCAATGGCGATACCATGCTGGCCCATATCACGCCTGCCGAAGCACGCATGCTTCGCCGCAAGGGAGGTAGCGGAACAATCAACCCCAAGACAGGATTGCCAGAGTTTTTTAACCTGTTTAAGTCAATTGGCAAAGCATTCAAGGCGGTCGGTAACGCCGTTAAGGACTTTGCCAGCAGCACCGTGGGCCGTATTGTTACGACCGTGGCTCTTGGCTTCTTCTTAGGCCCTGCCGCCGCATCTTTTATGAATGTGACTTCTGCTGCTGGTATTGCAGCGGTCAGCGGTTTTGTAGGTGGCGCCGGCGCAACTTTGTTGGGCGGCGGTAACCTTAGCCAAGCCCTGAAAGCCGGTGCAATTGGCGGTATTACGGCAGGCGCAACAACTGGTATTACTGGCGGAGCCGGCGCATTTGAATCGGGTGCAGCAACTACGCCATCCGCTGCGCTTCAAGGCCAGATGGATAAGTTCAGCAACTTTATCAATCCTACGCCTTCCGGTATCCAAGCGCCAAGCATCGCGCCTACTGGCCAAACCACAGGCATGGCTCCCATTCCCGAACAGACAATTAATCCACTGGAAAAGCAATTTGCTACCCCTGCTGAAATCGCACGGGTAGAGGGGATGAACCCTGCAAATGCTTCGGATGCTACATTAGCAAAACAACAACTGTGGAATAACACTGCTCAGGCTCCTGCTGCCACTAGCTCTCTGCCTGCAGCTTCTGCACCTGTTGCTCCTCCTGCTAATGCCAGTGCGGCTACAGCCGCGACAGGAAATGCAATTGCTCCCCCTGTTAGTGCTAATCCTTTGGATGCAACGCAGTTTGAAGGCTCGTTGGCCAAAGCGGCTCCCGGAGCCGAACCAAGCTTCTTTGATAAAGCAAAGACGTTCTACAACGAGAACATTTCTCCTTCTGGCATTCAACAGCAAGGAACTGCTGATGCTTTGGCTACTGTCCAAAAACAGTTTCCTACTGCCACGATGGAAGACATCATGAAAGCGCCAGCTGGCTCACCGCTAGCTAAGGCATATAACGCTGCAATGCCCGGCATTTTGTCTACCTACGGCCCTGCCACTGCTTTGGGCATTGGTGCAATCGGTGCATTCGGTGGTTTCAGCCCTGCTAAGCCACCACAATCCGCGCTCAAGACAACGTTGCTCGGGGGCCCCGGATCAGCAAGGGATCTTTTGAACAAGGATCCCAACCGTTTTTATATCCAAGGCCTGCCCGGCGTCCAGTACTACAACGGCTCTGTTTTGCCTAACCCCATGGCAGAAGGTGGTGAGGTGCGTCATATGTACACCGGTGGCATTACGGATGCAGATGTCGCTAAATGGTGGTCTGATCCTGAGAACCAGAAGAAAAGTGATGCTGAAATCAAAGCAATAATGCAGCAATTTGATGTCAGTCCTGAAGACTTTGCACGTTCTATTGGTGCAAACCAACAAACAGCTGCGGATATTGCGCAACGTTATGAGACTGCACAGGTACCTACCCCGGATGTTACGGAATCTAATGGTGAATCGGGCACCATTTACGTCAATACAAAAACAGGAGAAACCAGTACAACTGCTCCTCCTGTGACAATAGCCACTTCAACTGCGGGCAATACTGTAACCATTCCAGCGGAAGGAAATACCTCCGTAACAGCGCCCACTGGTGGCGGCAGTACAACTGTAACAGCGCCTACGGGACGTTCTGCCAGTGATCAAGCTATTTGGGATTTGTTTGCAAATCACCAAGACTGGTCATTGGGTCAATTCAAAACAGCGATTGATGCGGCAAAGTACTCTTTGGAGGATATTGCCCGCGTAACAGGAACCCCGCTTAGCACAGTTCGGGAAAAATATGCCTTGGCGTCTAGCGCGCCTACAACGCCGTTGACCGCTCCTGTAACCACAACAGTCGCTGCGCCCACTAAAGTCACTACGGCTACTACAACTACTCCAACAACTGGGACCACCACCCCCCTTACTGCGCCTTGGTTCATGAGAGGGGTCGCTCCCGTCACCCCCGGAACTGAGAAAGTAGTGGTTCCTTCTACTACTTTGCGTAGCACTACGCTTCCTACAGATTCTTTGTCACGTAATATCCAAGGTGATTTGCAGGCGGCGGGACCTACTGTTACCAACCAAACCATGCAACAGTGGATGGACAAGCAAGGCTGGGATCCACAGCAGGTAGCATATGCTACCGGTGCAGGGCTGCCTGAAGTTCAGGCACGCTACTATGGCGCAAAGAATGCAGGTATCTTGAGCGCCAAGGCTCCTACGATAACTACGCCGCAGCCATACAATACCACTTCAGGTATTACGCAGTTGATGTCTCCTACGGGTCCGTTAGGTGAGTTTAGTACTCGCACAGTTACGCCTGTAACTTCTATTCTGCCTACTGCTCCAACAGCGCCGGCAGGGGGAATTGCTTCTCTTTCTGCTGCTCCAGCTACCCCCGCAACACAGAACCTGCCTAACTTGCCCCAAAGTACTGTGGCTACAAATCAACTGGCAGATTTAGCAGCGCGAGCACAAAAAGATTATTTGTTCGCAATGAACGATAAAAAAGCCGCATTTATGAACATGGGCGGTATTGCAGGTTTGGCGCAGGGCGGTTATCCTCGACGTACCGGTCAAATTGAGGGCCCGGGGACCGAGACCTCTGATTCAATCCCTGCAATGCTGTCTGATGGCGAATTCGTAATGACTGCCAAAGCCGTCCGCGGTGCAGGCAAAGGCGACAGACGCGCAGGAGCAAAACGCATGTATGCGCTAATGCATCAACTTGAACAAAACGCAGCACGGGGTTAATCCATGGCAGACGCAACAGTTTCCACCCAAGAACAGATAGTCCGGGAAGCCCCGGAGATTGAAGCCCAAAAGCTGGCGCTTTTACAAAGCGCCAAGGCTCAAGTAGATGCCACCAACCTTGCTGCTCAGCAGGGCAACTATCTCACCCCCAACTATCAGATTGCGGGGATGACCCAAAACCAACAAGATGCTATTGCTGCCGGTCAGCAAGGCATCGGCGCATACCAGCCTTACATGACCAACGCTACGCAGCAGTTGGTCGGGGGACAGCAGACCACCGGTAATGCTGTTGACGTTTTGCGCGGAGCGGACACACGCAACCAATTTGGAGCAGCGCAAGGTTTGCAAGGGCTCGCGGCTCAAGGAACTTTGGGTGCGGCACAGCCTATTGGACAAGCGCAGATTTCCCAGTACATGAATCCGTTCATGAATTTGGCGTTGCAGAACCAGTTGGGCGAGATGAATCGCCAAGCCCAGATCCAAGGTCAGGGATTGCAGGCGCAAGCGGTGAAGTCTGGTGCTTTTGGCGGCGCGCGTGAAGGCATTCAGCGCGCTGAATTGGGCCGTAATTTGGCTCAGACACAGAATCAAGCGATTGCCAACGCAATGCAACAAGGCTACGGCCAAGCGTTAAGTACTGCACAACAGCAGCAGCAAGCGCAGATGGCGGGGTACAACCAATTAGCAAATATTGGTCAAGGCATCGGATCATTGGCCACGGGCCAGTTTGGTATTGGCGCGCAAATGGCGCAAGGTTTGGGTTCCTTGGGCGCACAGCAAGCCAACATGGGTACGCAAGCTGCAGCTTTAGGCCAAGCCGCTCAAGGCATGGGTCAACAGGACGTCAACTTCTTGTACAACTTGGGCTCTATGCAACAGAAGCAGTCCCAAGCAGAACTCGATGCTGCTCGTCAGAACCAGTTGCAGCGCAATATGCAGCCATATCAGCAGTTGGGCTTCTTGTCTGATATCTACAAAGGTGCGCCATCTACACAGATGGGCGTAACAACCGCTGCCACCCCAACTCCAAGCCCCTTCCAGCAGATCGCTGGTTTGGGCACAGGTATTTTGTCTACAGCAGCGGCAGCAAAGACCGCTGGTGGACTGTTTTAAGGACGCATCATGAAGAATGAGATTTTGAAGCGTGCCATGTTTGCGATGCCTCTGTCAAAGGAGTCACGTAACAGCGGCATCATGGCTGGGTTTGAAGACGAAATGCCCGAAGAGATGCCTGAAGAGCCAGAAAATGACATGCCTCAGATGGCCCGCACGCCTCAAAATCCTGAGATCTTGATGAACACCTTGCGCGGTGACATGCGTTCTGTTGACGCACGTGTGCAAGAGTTGGCTCAAATGGTTGGCGAAGAAGCCGCCATGGAAACACCTCCTGAAGTTCTTGCCTTGTTGCAAGCACAACTGGCTGCCCCACAAGGCGGTATTGGCGCGTTGCCACAGGCTCCGCAGATGGCTCCCCCTCCTGAAGGAGGCATGCCTCCACAGGGTGGTATTCCTATGCCGCAAGGCATGGAGGGCGCCGGCCCTTTTCCGCAGGGCGGGGCTGAGCAGGCTCCGCCCACTCCTGATGGCTTGCCTCCAATGCATGCTTTTGGTGGCGCGTTGGTCACACCTTTCAGACGTGCTGCGGAGATCATGGGCGACAAGGCCGCTCAGTATGGCCCCGCCTTGAACCAATACTTGGGCAATTTGACCATGCGCGCTCAGCCAACAATTCAGCGCGTGACGGGTGGTAATCCTGCGATGCCTTTGTCTGTGCAAGGCCGCGAGACTTTGGTTGAAGGCCCTGCCGGTACGATTGCTGAAGGTGTGGGTACAAAGCTTGCCCCTTACACAACGATGGGTCCTTTGATGACCCCTACGTTTACTGAAGGCTTGAGAATGGGTGTGCAGCGTGCTGCACAAGAATACCCACGTGTGGCAGAGACTTTGTCACGTGTGGCCCCGGGCATCGGGATGTTGGCTGCAGTGCCTTTTATGAAGGGCGCATCTAACGAAAACATGACCCCTGAGCAGCAGGCGGCATACGACGACAAGATGGCACAACTTGCGGCAATCGACAGGATGCCTTCGCCCTCCCGTACTCAACAAGAGGCACCTCCTCCTCCTGCAGCCACTACTGGCAAGGAAAAGCCCGCATTCAATCCGATGGAGATGGCTCCTGTTAGCCCTACGGAGTTTGCAACACAGGCAGAGCTTGATGCCCAAGGCCCCGCTAAGACTACGCAAGATTTCATCAAGACTGCGCTGAAAGAGAAGACCCGCGCAGAACGGACCAAGGAAGGCTACGCTGAGTTGGCTCCTTTGTTCCAAGAAATCTTGGGCAGTGACAAGGAAGACATGAAGACGAATGCGCTTTTGATGTTGGCAGATGCCGGCTTCAAACTGGCGTCTAGCCGTCAGCCTACTTTTGCCATGGCTGCAAGCGAAGCTGCTTCTGGTTTGCCAAAAGGTTTTATGGCTCTATTGGCACAGGCCAAAGACCGAGATCTCAAGATCAAGTCTGCTGCTTTGTCACAAGCGTTCACAGATGTTCAAGAGCAAGACAAATACGCTCAGCAACTCAAGATGGAAGTGCTCAAGGGCGATTTCCGTCTTATGTTGGAGCAGGCCAAAAATGGCGGTATTACTCTCGAAGACGGAAGCGGAGGCCTGCGTATCGCCAAGACCAAGAGCGGTGGTTTTGCAGGTGTGTCAATCGATCCAAAAGATCCGACAGTTCAATCTGCGCTTCAAAGCCGCTGGACGCTGCGCGATACAGACAACCCTTATGTCGAGAACCGCGGACAAGCGCCAGCCACTGTGGAAACAGATAAGAATGAGCGTATTAAGCTGACCTCCACATTACGTGCGTTGGATAACAGCTTACGCACGTTGGATGAGCTCAAAGGCACTTATACAAATCTGTACAGCCCCACCACATGGTTTGTGGACAAGGTCAACAACTTACTTGTCCCAGTTTCTGGTGGCATGATTCGCCCCGACGTGAACCAAGCGGATGCCGCACAGCGTGTGTCTTCTGGTATGAATGCTATTTTGAAGAGCGTTGCTTCTGCTAATGACAACGGCCGTGTTGCTGTGCAAGAGCAGGAATGGGCACGCAAGACTGCGGAAAACATCTCTGACCCCAACGCCTTCTTCCAGAACAAGGAATTGGCAGCCAAGGGTTTCACAAGCCTTGAGACCATGCTGCGTAATGCACGTCAGCAGGTTTTGACGCAACTGGGCTATGAGAACAACGATTATTCAATGCGCACACCAAACACCGGCACGCAGAATGATCCGTTCGTAATTCCTGCTGATAAAGATAGCCAACGCGTGATGTTTAACTTCCTTGGTAGTACCATTGGCAAACTGCAGGACCCTGCAGCGATGGTGTACGTGAGGTTGCCAAACAACACCGTGCAACAATTTAATCCTACTCAATTGCGTGGCCTGATAGGAAACCAATAATGCCAACCTTGATGAATTCCCGTGGGGAGATGGTGGACCTCTCAACCGGTGAGGTTGTCGGTCGTGCGGAGGGTGCTCCAACAACAGCACCTGACCGTGCTGCGGGAGAAGCTGCGCAGAACATAACAACACAGGGCGGGGACCGCGTAGCGGGCCTGCTCAATAATCTTTCATGGGGCTTCAACTCTGCCCTCTTCGCCATTCCTGATGCTGCCCAGCGCCTGATCGGCAAGGGCATGGGAATGGATGAGAAACAAGTATTTCAGTTCACCAATCTCTTCAACAAGGGCGTACAGGCCCCAAGAAATATTGAAGAGCGCTACGCCCGCGCTGTAGGCGAAGGCGTTGGTGGAACTATGCCCTTCACTGGCATCCTTGCCTATGCTGGGTCCGTGAAACCGCTTGTCTCTGCGGCAACTGCCCCAACAGGCATTCTTAAAGGAATTGCAAATGATGCTATCAAATATGTTCAAGAAAGCCCAAGACTGGCTGCAGCACTGGACATCGCGTTTGGTGCAGGCTATGAAGGACTTCGTCAAACGGTCAAAGAAACAGTAGACGACAGCAATCCATACAAGAAGGTTTATGAAGAGCTGCTCCCCGCAGCTGCATTCATTGGTCTTCCTGTAGCTGCCGCAAACTTGCCTTCTGTGCGCGGAGTCAAGTGGATCTCTGACAAAGTCAAGGGTGTATCTAGCGGACTTGGCGAAATTGAAAGGGAGACCCTTGAAGGTCTTCCCGGCATGTACAAGCTGCCCGTGATCAACGTGCTTCCAACCATGCTGATGAAGCGTGCTGAAGGCAAGTTGGCACAGGTGTTTGGCCCTATCTCCGAGAGCCCCGAAGCACAGCAAGCGTTGAAGCAACTCGAAGCCGCTTTGGCTGATCCCCGCGTTGCAAATGCGGGCTTCATGTTTGATGCGGCCGAGAAGACAATGTACTCACCTTTGGTGCAGCGCAAAGCAGAACTTCTGCAGCAGCTTGGCCCCAAAGAGCTTGAGATCACTAAAGAGCGTATCAACAAAAACCAGCAAGCGCTGGACAGTTTGTTTGCAAGCTTCTCTCCCGAAGCACGCAAGCCAATTCAAGAAGCGTTCACCGCGGCCCAAGCAGATCGTCAGCAGTTCTTTGAGAGCTTGTTGAAGAGCCAGAAGGACCTGACAGACGCGGAGGTGATGTCAATCTCCGAGCGCCTCGGACCACAGAACATTGATCTGTTGAACGACGAACTGCGCGGCACGTTGATGGCCCGCATGGAGATGGATTCCAAAGCACGTGGCGATATTCTGCGCCGCATGGGCTTGAAGCAAGCAGTGTCCCCAGAGGGCCTGCCTATGCCTACACGTGATCAAGGCGTGTCCTTGTATCCTGCGCGTGATATCGAGGCTGCTGCCAAGGAATTGATTGCGAAGTACACACCAGAGCGTCCCTCTGCAAACATTCAAGTACCTGAGCCAATTCGGTTGCTTCAGAAGTTTGTTCGCACACAAGAAATTGCACGCGAAAAAGCCGAAGCAGACATGCTGGTGCAGTTGACTGACCAAGCAATCAGTGAGCAACTCACAGGTCTTGGTAAAACGCTTGACCCTGACATGCTGGCCGGCTTGCGTGACGCTGTGCTTTCTGCTGTGCGTGGCGAAAAACCAAAGACTGGCCGCAAGACTGCAAGCCTGAGTGAATTGTTGCCCCCACCAGATGCCAAGGGCAACATCTCCATTCGTGCCATCGTTCCCGGCAACAACATTGTGATCAACCCTGCGCAGCTCAAGGCCGACGCAGCGCGCATCGCAGAAGCCAACACAGCGATTGATTTGAACTTGCCCGAGGCGCTTGACTATTTGCAGTCAGCCATGCGCTTCCGCAATCAGTCTGTGATCAACTACAACGGTGCAATGAAGCGTGGCAGCAGCCGCATTCAAGATGCGCAGCGTCACATCGATACAGGCAACGCTGTCTACAAGGACATTGAAAAACTTGTTTTGAATAACGTGCCACGGATCAAGCAAGAGTATGAAGGCATGAAGATGGTCTTAGATGACTACAGTGCTGCATACGAAAAGAATTTGCCTCTGCTCCTGACACAGAAAACCCGTGGTGGCGAAGAGTTCCTCTTGCCCAACGAGCGCTTGCTCCAGACTGCTTTCTCAAGCGGCGAGAACCTCAAGCAGTTGCAACTGGCCATCAGTGGCTCGCCCCAAGCTTCACAGCTCTTGGAGCGCGGAACTATTGACTGGCTGCGCAGCAAAAACGTCATCGGTGCAGACGGTCTGATTGATCCTAAAAAGATCCGTCAGGTTCTGGACAAGAACAAAAAC